CAGCGTGTTGTAGTTCTGGTGTGCCCTACAACTACATCGTTGCTACGACGATCATCACCAACACGGATGTATGAGCCTTCAAAACCCTTATTAAATACCACGGTGTCACAACGTAAGTGAATTTCATCTGTTGGGACTCCTTCTAGTGAAAGTGCTTTGTCTTGCTCAGCACCTGTGAGCGGTGAAGCTGTGGTATTCGTCTCATCTACTTCATTAGAGTCTAGGAGATACAGTTGAGCTGCGTTATCTTGAATATCAACAATGGACTCGACTGGCTCTACGTATACAACTGTACTTGTTGGATCTTCTACGCCGTAGTTTATCCCAAGTGCGGCATCTATAACTTTGCCTAAAAACTTCTCGCCTTCGGCTTCGTATTCTACATAGTGGGTGTTATCAATAACGGAGCCACTAATTTCAAAATCTGGCTGTGAGCTTTCAAGCTTAACAATGCGAGTGCTGCTCGATATGTTGAAAGACTTGGTTTCAGGCTCAGGGCTTAAGATTGGTTCAAAATCAAATTCTAAGTCTGATAAAGTCCACGAGGTATCGCCTTGAACTTCAAGCCCCGATGACAGCTGAAATCCATCGTCTGTTTCAAGGGTCACACCAGTTTCATTTGCTACGGTAGCGACTGTAAATGTGAGATCGGGAGCGGCTGAGCCAGCCTGCCCCAATTGCGTGTCGGCAATAGTAATAGTGTCGCCAGCACTATAGCTCTTGCCGCCAGAGACAAGGGTGAGCGTGCTTACGTTACCAGTCGATGCGTCGACAACGACATTAAACGTAGCGCCTACGCCAGAACCAGACGACGTACTGGTGACTGCATTATATGTACCCGCTGTACGATTAGAGTTAGCTTGCCCCGCAATGGTAGAGCTATCAATTGTTACAATTCTATTGCCGTCGTTAACTGTTAAAATCTGGGTAACAGTGATTAAATCAGCAGTAAGCTTAGCTGGCTTATACAGACCATGGGTAATATACAACGCATCGGTCTCAGAGCTAAACCGCAAATCTGGTATAACTGCTTGCGAGTAAGGTGCAGTCACTGTATCTTTCAGTGTGCCGTATGCGTCGTATACTTTTATTTTAGATGGTTCAAATACTGCGCGATACGGCTCATTGGTGGCTAACGTAATATCGATGCTCTTATAGGCTGAGGTAGACTCTAAGCTTACAGTAGCAACTGTAAATGTTAAGTCGGGAGCAGCTGTAGCAGCCTGTCCTAGTTGCGTATCAGCAATCGTAATAGTGTCACCGACAGCATAACCCTGTCCGCCGCTAACCAAAGTAAGCGCACTCACGTTACCAGTTGATGCGTCAACGATAACATCAAACGTAGCTCCTACGCCAAAACCAGACGACGTGCTACTGACTGCGTTATACGTACCCGCTGTACGATCAGAATTAGCCTGCCCTGCAACGGTAGAGGTATCGATTGTTGCAATTGTGCTATTGGAAGTTACGTGCTTAAATCCAGACCTAAACACAGCAGGTCCTTGCAGGCTTGGAAAGAAGTTCTTAAACACACGAGCCGAGTTGGCTACACGCTTAATGTCTAAGCGTCCGAGGATGTAGTCGCTAATTAAGCCACCTGAGAAGTCTGACTGTACCTTGCTATACCTTGCCATAGTTCTGATGTCCGCTTAAGAACTGTGAGTTCTCTTCGTTGATATATGTTTGAGCTGGTCCTTGACGACCTTCCAATACTCGTGCTCTTTTTAGAGCCTTCTGATACTGTACATATAATATCTCGTGGCGGTTTTCAGAGCCTGACAACTCAATTGCCATGTTCTGTGCCATGTGCAGTGTAAGCACACGAGTCAAGAACTCAGGCAACGCAGTTGCAGATGAGAGGTCGGGTACGTGCGTGTAAGTCACCCTTAGCGGTGTTTTATCTGCGTATAGCAGACCATTTGCAAATCTGTAGTCGCTACACAGGTAATCATCATCGTCTTCGACGACTAGCAAAATGTTTAAATCAGATGGAAGCGTATACTCGTAGGTAAACTTCTTAAATTCGGTACTTCCTGATACACCTGTTATTGTGGTGCGCTTCGTGTTGTAGTTAAAAATATTATCGCCAAACAATTCGGTAACAGCTTGTTCATAAGCTCTGTTGGCAATCTCGTATGTAGTGCTAGTTGTATCACTAGCGTCAATGTGGTAACTGCCCACCATACGAAGGGCAGAGTTTATTATCTTAAGCTTGGTCGCTTCTGTAGACATAAAAGAAGTAGTCTCCCCCGAATATACGGGGGAGACTACGAATGTAATTAGCTTTCGTTACAGCGGATTTCGCCAGAAACTTCACCCCACATACGAGATGCTTCAGCGCAAAGCTTGAAGTATACGTAAGGGATGTTCTTCTTGGCGGGAACACGCCACACATCGCCCTTGAGGGCTGTGCCGATCGAGAGCTTAAGAGCCTTCGATGTGGAGATGATACAACGACGCTCGTCTCCGTCACCACCAGTAGATAGTGGAAGACGCTCAGTGTGGATGAAGCGGAAGCCCATGAATGTGGTTACGCTACCTTCTGCGAGGGATTTGCGAACCGCGAAGTCAGAGCTAACAACTTCTGTAATACCGAGTAGGTCATCAAGCTGTTTTGCAGAAACAAAGCAGTTAACAATCTCATCTTGGTCGATAGCGTGTAGACGAAGCATGGTGCGACGTGCTGCACGGAGTTTAGCGAGAGTAAGACCAGAGCCAACTGCGCCGAAGTCACCACCGACAGAGAAACCTTCAGTTTCTCCACCAGCAACAACGTAGTCACCAGCAGCTGTGATATCACCAGCGGACTTACCACCGACAACGATGTTAGAACGATTTTCATCGGCAACACCTTCTGCGAAGGTACGTGTAGTTCCGCCAGCCTTACCAACGTAAGCCTCGCCGAAGAACTTGTCGATGATGATGTCGTCAATCTTACGCTTACCAGATGCAAGAAGTGCTTGTGTGTAAGCATTCATTGGGTCTGTGAGTACGCGCTTTAGATCTTTCTCATCAACATACTTGCCAAGCTCGTAGTCTTTGATACCGATGCGGCGACGATCGTGAGCGATCTCGCTGTTAGGATTGTCACCATAACGAGTAGCATCTTCAGTCATCGCTTCGGCTACACCGACACGATCAAAGTATTGAAACTCTTCGTTTTGAGACTCTTGTTCGAAATAAGGCTGTAGTTTAGACTCGCTTTGCTGGAACGCTTGTTCGAAACCAGCTTTGTAAGCCTGTACATAAGCATCATTAATTGTGATACCACCAGCTGGGGTACCAGTTTGTGCCATATAGGCAGGATCAGAATATGCCATAATAAATAAGGATTAAGGTTAAATTAGAAGTTTGCTTTTCGATGAGCTACCCTTTCGGACTCTTCTAGTTTTACGAAACCAACGGCTTTCCAAAGCTGTATTCGGACCTAAAAAAGGCTACCCCAATATGAATGGAATAGCCTTGTTTAAGGTGGTTGTCAAGCGAATTTACACAGTTGGATACAACTTGTTGTATAAATTAGCTCGTTTGTCCAATAAGTCTTGACGCTTGGAACGATCTCGCATGTTAAGACTTGACGGATCTGCCATGATCAGCGAGGCATTGCCTTCATCAATCTCGGCAATCTGAGCCTTAATGCCGTGAGTATTCTCGTTAGCAAATCCGCTAGCGGGGTTGTTCTCAGGCATTGGCAGGGTGTCACCCGATACTTCAGCTAGTCGGTGAAACAGCTTCAACACTGCTGGGTGGTTGGCTACGACTGGGTCGGACTCAACCAATTCCTTGATCTCTGGGATCTCGGCGGACATTGCCTCATACGCTTGGTTGGCTAGCGACAGATTGGTGTTGTACTGATCACCCCACTCAAGCTGCACCTTCTGGCGTAAGTCTTGAACTTGAGTCTTAAACGCTTCAGAGGACTGTGACTCACCTTCTGCGCTTAAGGATGTATAGCGTTCGTACAGAATATCGAACTGCTTTTGCGACAGCCCCATCTCCGCAGCGAAGTCAACAAGCTCTTGGGCTTGCTCATCTGGCAACTCAAGTGCTTCGCCACCATCTGAGGATAGCTCGGGAACTTCGTACTCACCACCTTCTGGGCGAAGCTGGTCAAAGAAACCATTCCACTCTTCGTCACCCCAGTCTTCCTGTGGTGCTTGGAGTCGTTTAGTTCCCAGCGCGCTTTGTGCATTGACGAGCTGGTTTGCTAGGGATGTTAGATCCTTAGTATTCTTAATGGTATCATTGCTCTTCAACTCCTCAGGTAGTGATTCGTAGAATTGCTGATACGTGTTGCCCTCCTCGGGTTGCTCAACGGATGGCTCTTCAACGCCACCGCCTAGCCCACCTGTGGGTTCCTCAGTTGTTTCAGTTACTTCTTCTTCAGACATTTTTCTTTTTCTCTAACTCTAGTTTATTTATTAATTGCTGGGGGTCGTCTTGACCGATCAGCGTTAGGAAACTCATAGCTAAACGTCTGCGTCCCTCGCACTCACGGAGTTTAGACTCCTCTGCGTGGAAGACTGGCTTAGTTACGTGACACTCACGCAAAAGCACCTTGAAGAACCTATTGCCTTCAGGTGTCTCTAATATATTAATAAGGTCGTTACGAAGCTGCGACTTTTCACGCAACCTCCCTACGGAATCTAGGTTTGTCATATTAAATGTTCAACAGCTGACCTACACCTTCGGGGTCAATCTGT